GATCAGGTACTCGTGCGACACCTGGGCGAACTTGCGGCGCTCGTCCGTGTCCAGGTAGATGTAGTCCACGTACAGGGACGCCGCCACCAGGTTGGAGTTGGACACGCGGTCGCGGATCGTGTGGGGGTTGGACGCGATCTGGGGCGTGATGTCCCAGCAGAGGTTGCGGATGTCCTGGAACTCGAGGTTGATGCGCACCTCGTGGTACTGGAGGGCGATCAGCGGCAGCGCCAGACCAGGGTTGCGGCAGAACCAGAACTGGAGCGGGATGTACAGCGTGTACTCCGGGGCGCACGACACGATCTCCTGGGAGGCGTTCGGCTCGCCCGCATAGCAGTCGGAGTCGCAAGGCTCGCCGCCCTGCACCAGCAGGTTCGTCAGCTGGGGGATGTTGCCCACCATCTTGGCGTAGCCGGCCTGCTTGCCCGCCTCCTGCGTGAGCTCATTCCAGATGTGCAGCCAAACACCATAGTGCTTGTCGATGCGCTGGCCACCGATCTCAATCTCCACGGAGTTGATGAGGTTGTGACCGACCCAGTTGAGCCAGCGGAACTGCGCGCCAGAGCCGTCAGCCGTCGACAGCGTCACGGCCGGCAGCGTGGCCTGGAGGTACATGCGGTGGATCAAGTCGCCGTTGCGCTGGATCGTGCACGTCACCTTGCGACCGAAGCCAGGAGAGCCGTTGAAAGGGTTCTCGATGGACTCCATCGCGAAGTTCGTGTGGCGGCGGTACACCACCTTGAAGAACGTAATCTGGGGATTGCCCGTCAGGTACACGTCCTGGGCGCCGTAAGCTACAAGCTGCATCAAACCACCACCTGTCATTTTGGTTTATACCCTCTTGTTAGAAAATAATTTCAGCCGGCTTTAAATTGTGGCGCCGCTTTTAAAATTCCTGCCGGGGGGCTCTCGTTTTTCAAAGGTAAAACCAAAAAGAAAAACAGCGGTCTAAACAAAAAAACTTTTCATAAATAGGATGGAAACAAAAAATACTAATGCCTTCTTTAGTATTCGCCCCACGCGAAGAAGCAATCCTGAATCACGTACTACACTTGATGCTCTTCACAAGTATCACATAGAACGTATTTCTACCAAAAAACTCACTTTATCCGATTTACAGAACCAATACAAGAACCTCGCTACAGAACTTGATGCATGCACTACACCTATGGAGCGTTCTGTGATTGAAGAGAAGCGTGGAGTATGCAAAAAGGAGGTTGACAGTTTACAATCGGATTCCGAGTTATACGACTATTTTTTGAATACTGGTGACATTTTGTATAACTATTATGACATACAGGCAAAAATTCAAAGTGGAACTCACGCGGCTCCAAAGCGGGTTTCAACAAAGGCGAAGCCTGGAAGTATTTTGGCGGCGCTCGAAGTGGCTTCCAAGGAAAATGATGTGAGTGGGGTCCATATTGAATATGGAAAGAAGGGTGAGGAATTGCGGCGGGACAAATTACTGGAAGAATATCTACAGAGAATTGATCCTGAACATGCACGTGGTTCTCACGAAATTGAATTTGAATCTTTTGGAGATTGTCCTCACTGTGAAACGGAAATGATTTTCAGCGCGAACGAGGCAATTTTCACCTGCAGCAATTGCGGTTACCAGGATTTTGTTCTGGTGGATTCAGATAAGCCAAGTTACAAGGATCCTCCTCGTGAAGTGAGTTATTATGCTTACAAGCGCATCAATCATTTTAACGAGTGGTTGGCGCAATTTCAGGCGAAGGAGACTACCGAAATTCCCCAGGAAGTATATGACGCGATCCTCTTGGAACTCAAGAAGGAGCGAATTATGGATTTTCGAACTCTGAAGGCCTCCAAGGTAAAAGAAATTCTGAAGAAATTGAAATTCAACAAGTATTACGAACACATTCCGCACATTATTAATCGGCTGAATGGGCAGACGGCGGCGGTGATGAGCCGAGAAATTGAGGAGAAGTTGCGATACATGTTCAAGGAAATTCAGCCGTCATTTCAGGCTCATTGCCCGAAGGACCGCAACAATTTCCTCTCGTATTCGTACGTTTTGTACAAATTCTGTGAATTACTTGAATTGGATGAATATCTCCCTTGCTTTCAACTGTTGAAAAATAGGGACAAATTGTATATCCAGGATAAGATTTGGCAGAAGATTTGTGCCGATTTACAGTGGCAATTCATAAGGTCGATTTAGACCTGACGATATCATAAGCTCTAACGATTTAACGTAAATTTTTTCATTATACTTGAAAGACTATTACGACTCGTGTTACGCGTCTTACTACGACCCCTGCTACGACTTACACTACCGTTCAACCGCATTTTCTTCACCAAACTCGCCAGTTCATTCACATTCTCATTGTTTTCACGAATTGCCGAGAGCGGTTTTGAATGTCTGCGTTAACTCATAAGTTTACGTCTCGCCATTTGTATGCGAGTCATAGATTTATTTATCAGAGTAGGTCTGCCAGGTTTATTCCTTTTTCTCGTAATTGTCTTCATTCTTGTCAACCATTTCTTGCGTTCTTCAAGAGTCCGCGCTCTCAAAGCGGCATCCTTCTTTCTCTGTTGAGCTAGTGCCTTGGCACTCTTTTTGGTGGTGTTCTTCAGCATTGACTTCCATGCCTTTGCCTGTTTTTCCTTTTCCAATTTCTCGCCTATTTTCGTGAGTTTACGCACTCTCGTTGAACGACGACGAGTAGAGCCCGCATTATTTTGTTCAGTCTCCATTCTAAAAAGTGTATAGATTTTTTAGAATGAAGAAGCCCTAGTATTTTTGTCGATTATTGTATGACAACAACCAATAAAAATGTTATATTTTTAACGACCGGGGAAACCGACCAAGTTAGCACCCATACCGAAGCCCGCACCCTGGCGCGCTGAATAGCCGATGCTCGGCGACACTACATCAAGGATGGCAAACACGGCCGCGGCCACGATGGCCAGGCTGAGCACATCCTCAACCGGAAGAGAACGCTTCGGGATAAAGATGGCGGCAACAGCAACAAACAGACCCTCCACGAGGTATTTTATACAGCGATTTACGATTTCGGCTGTGGCGTCCATATACTCTGTTCAAAGAAATTATCTGCGTAGAGGCTTAAACTATTCTTCATTTATGGAAATAGACAATGGCAACCGAAGAGCGTGAGGATCACCTGACCGAAGATGTACCGATTCCTGGACAGAACTTCTGCTTACTCAGTTTTCTAAGTCCGGAAAAGGTTTTGGCCAAGAAGGATATCTACTTCTTCGAGAAGTTTGTGGCGAATTTCGAGTTCAACTTCCGCATCAATAGTTTTGAGAAGTTTCTGATGTCAACTCTTAAGACGGTGAATGACAAACTAAATGAGAAGGCAGATGAACTTGAGTTGAAGGATCTGAGTGGAGTCGCGCAAAGTGTGCGCGATACGCGCGTCCGTATGGACACCATTATGGACAGTTTCAAGAGTTACACGAAGTCGGCCCAGGAGGAACTCAAAGTCACCAAGATCAAGGAACTCTATGACGACTTTTTATATGCGAACCGGGCGGTTCTAGAAAACGAGTTCTATACTATAAATGAATTCCGCACAACGGTGCGTGGACTAAAGATCCGCGGATCGTATGCCTCCAAGGAGGAAGCAGTGGCCCGCTCCAAGAAACTCCAGCGTATGGACGCAATTCACAATATCTTCGTCGCTGAAGTCGGAAAGTGGCTGCCGTGGGATCCCGAGCCTTCCCAGATTGGTGAGCAGGAGTATGCCGAAGAGAAGCTGAACACGCTCATGAAGAACTACAAGGACAACGAAGAGGCGAAGGATCTTTTCGAACGAGAGAATCGCGAGAAGATGCTCGAGGCCGGAAAAAAGAACAAGCCGAAGATGGGAATTACGAAGGAGGAGGTGGTGCCTGACACGGAGTCTCTTTTTACCGAGGGTCAACTGAAAACGGGCGAGTTTAACAATATGTTCAATGAGACAGGGCACGCCGATTTGGCGATTGCTCGGAAGATGGATAACCAGAAGATGTAATTAAGTTTTTCTAATCAAACATCATTATTGTAATATCAAATATTGATCTTACAATAATATACAATTACCGGCAAATTACGAACTACGGGGAACGGGTATGTAACTAGGTTGGCATTTCGCATTTTGGCAGAACTGTCCTTCGGGGCAGAGCACACCGCGGCATGTCTGGTCATCACGGAATCCCTCGGGAAACGAAGGGGCAAATACTGACCGTATAAAAGGCATTGCCAGCACCAACACTACCACAAGGGCGACAAGGGCTCCTATTCCGTACGCACTCTTCTTGCTAGCCATTCTGTAGTTCTCAAAGAAGATTAATTGGAAATGACCTATTGAAATGTAGGAGTCGGAGGAGGTAACACCGGAAGCGGCATTTTTTCTTGTAGCGGAACGGGATTTGTTGAGATGCATAATCCGTTTCCACACTTTGTCGGTTCAGGGCAAGGCTCCAAATCAACACCACACGCCCGCACCCTATTACCAAAAAGAACCGGCATCTGGAACCCTTCTCTTGACCTATTTCCAACTCCTCCCGTGATTAACGGTTGAATCCGTGTGAAACGGTCAAGAACCAGTAAAACGATCGCCACTCCGATAAGACCTATAAATTGCCAATATACAGAGCGCATTCCTACTGTGATTTACGAACATTTACTGGCGGCCCCTTCAACTTTTTAGCGGCGTTCGGATCATACGGATTGAGTTCGTCTTCCTTGCTCTGATAGTAAGAAGCAGAGTGCTGCCAGAATTCAGGGGCGCCGATTCGGAAGTCGCCGTGTACGTCGGCCTTATACCAGAAAATACATTCTTCTAGTTTGGCACTTTGACTCGTGTTGTCAATGACAAGACACTCATAATTCTGCGTACATTGATCCATAATCTGGCAAAAAAACTCAAACGATGGAAAGGCGGAAGCATAGTTATCAAAGATACGTTTGCGATTGTTTAAATAGGGCTCGCGTAAAATGAACACAAAGTCCACGTTGGTTCTGAGAGCCGGCTGAATACCGAGAGGGTACTGCATAGTAATCAAGAAGAACGCCTTCAGCCAACGACCGTTCATAAAAAGGTAGCGAATATTCTTGTCGTGAGTCCAACTATCATCATACATACAGTCATCCAGAATCATAAAAGAACGGGGATCAATCTTGGATTTAATATTCTTCTGTAGATCCTGTTGAATCTTGCTCATAATCATTTTCTGGCGTTTCACGAAGTTCGATAAGATAATTGGACTGAATTCACCGTGAATAAACAGCGGCGGAATCATTTTACCGTAGAAAGAGTTTGACTCTTCTGTACCACTGATAACTGTTCCAAGAGGCATATCTTGGTGATGGTAAAGCAGATCTCGAACAAGAGTCGACTTACCTGTGCGACGTCTTCCAATAAAAATTACTACGGCATCTTGAGGAATACGTTTCATATCAAACTTCTTAATATTGAAATTCACGTGAGCAGATGCCGACATTTTGACTATATATACTAAATCATTTTTTTGGAATACTGATACGCCTAAATATTTGCGTGTAACAAAGCAATTATTTATAAAGCCATTTTCTAAAAGAGTTATTATGGAACTCCGGGGTGTTCCTATTCCCCAACCTCGCTTCCAAACTGGCCCCCTATCAAAAGATTTACTAAAGGTTCGTGGCTACAAATCTCTGCAAACTTTTTTTCCAACTTTAGCAAAATTGTTTCGGATGGGCAAGCAAAATGTTGAAGAGGAAGTTTGGTTAGATCAAGAGTGGAGAGTTCAATCAATTGATTGCTCCGGAACGGCCGGAGCCTGTAAGGTATCTCTCTCACAAAACACAGATCTATCGAACTCAACCGCGAAAACGTGTAACGCTTTTTTGAAGGTCACGCACTTATTGGACCCGATTGAATGGATTCACGGAAAATACACTCTGCCAAAAGAAACGTGTCTTCCTTGGCACCACAGCGGTTGGCTCAAAACGTGGCAGAAGTTACAGGACCCCGGAAATCAGGCATATGTGGAAGCAGTGGCCTCTTATGCATTAGGAAGATTGCGAGAGAGTGGAGTGACACCCCACTTCAATACGTTTTACGGGGCGTTTTGTGCGAGAGCTGATACTTATCGGTACAATCTTAATGACGAGTTTTACAGTTATAAGCACGAACGTTGGTTTTGGAGGGGGTATGATAAAAAGCTCTTTAGTTTTCACGTTATGAATCAATCTGATCCCAAAATTGACGTTCCGCAAGATATATTGGAGAGAATTCTAAATCACGACATACTTGATACCGAATCATCTGACAGTTCTTCGTCCGATAGTTTATCAACGGGATCCTCAAACAATACTTCCGTTCTCGAAAGTATTGTCTTACAGGATATGAATGAAACTGCCTCACTGAAATCGGCAGATTCTATGGCCGACGTATCTTATGCCGATGATACAGATGGCTCTGCCTCGGAGTCTGCCGATAGCACTGAAGAAGAATATGTGATTTATGCGGATATTCCTGAATACCCTGTCATGTTGATTCTTTCCGAGATAAACGAGGGAACAATGGACAGCCTTTTTACGAAGTTTGATTCTGTGGGGGCGATTCCTGGAACCGCCGATTGGGAGTCTCGCTGGACTGCCTGGATGTTTCAAGTATTGGCCGCCTTATCCTGCGCACAAACAATTCTTGGACTTACACATAACGATCTTCACACGAATAATATTGTTTGGTCAGAAACCAATCTTGAATATTTATATTACAAGACGAAGGCTGATAATATATTTTGCGTTCCGACATTTGGTAAATTATTCAAGATTATTGATTTTGGTCGCGCCATTTTTACAATCAACTCTCAAATGTTTATAAGTGATGATTTCAAGGATGATAATGAAGCGGCGGGACAGTATGTGTTTAGTCCGCTTGTAGATAAATTCAAAAAGGAAATCCCGCCGAATCCCTCGTTTGATATGTGCCGCCTTGCAGTGAGTTTGCTCGATGGCCTATTTCCCAAACGGCCCGAAGAATTGAAGGATGGGGGAATTCTAAGCAAAGAACGGGGTCTCACTATGAAGGAGACTGGGTCGGCGCTGTATAATATTCTCTGGTCGTGGATGATCGATGATAAAGGTCGCACTGTTTTTATGAATCCCGATGGAACCGAGCGATTTCCTGATTTCGACTTATACAAGCACATTGCCGAGCATGTACACGGCGCAATTCCATATAGACAATTTACAAAGCCAATTTTTGATACCTTTCAAATATCTTTAAAAGACATTCCTGAAGGGGTCAAGGTATATTCACTGTTTTGCTAAAACTTTGGCACTCCTACGCGAACTTCCATTTCATCGGAAGCCGGCATAATAACATTTGGTGTGATTGATGAACTCATAGCGCTGAAAGTGAATATCGACATCACTGTTGTCACGAGAGCCATTGTTGACTCGGGAAGAATCTGTAATAAAATAAAAAACAGAATCACTCCTAATAACACATCACGGCCGATAGTTTTTCCGTTGGGAATTTTCTTTTCTGCTAACCACATCACAGCTGCGCTTGTTATGGCTAGAACAAACCCTCCCAAACTTCCACCGATCCAATACACCGAGCGGGGAATTGACGGTGGCGATATGATTGAATTCAATAAATCTGTTTGCGGCTCTTCTGACATTCTGGCCGCATATCAGGAAATAAAGAGGAATTAAAAACGAATGGGGGGACATTGCAGCCCCTAGAGCTCCTCGGATCGCGTCGCCTATAGCTCCTCGGATCGCGTCGCCTATAGCTCCTCGGATCGCGTCGCCTATAGCTCCTCGGATCGCGTCGCCTATAGCTCCTCGGATCGCGTCGCCTATAGC